GTTGGCGCGCGTCTCCATCGGGTCGCGCTGGTCAATGGCGCGGGTGGCGAGCACCTCGGCGGGAACAAAAATGCCGGAGGGGTCACGCCCCACGCGCTGCGCCTCAGCGGCGGAAGCCTCCGCCTCCAGCCCGTCAAGCGGCTTGCCGCTGGCGAGCGAGCGCACGGCCTTCAGGAGCGAATACTTGCGCCGCTCCTTGTTGCTCAGGCCGAGGTCAACGCTGACCTGCGAAGTGGCAAGGCCGGTCGCACGCTCTTCGCGCTCGATGTCGGCGGAGATGCCCTTGATTTCGTTCTCGATGGCGTCGAACTTCGTGCGCTCTTCAGCGGTGAAAGCGCGATTGGCCGCGCTCGTGCGGAGGGTTTCAAGTTCGGCGATTTTAACGCCGCGATGCTCTTTCAGGGATTTGATGCGGGACATGGTAGGTGTGGTTTTTGGCGGTGGTTTCGGTTACGATGGGCGAATGAAGGCAGAACGTATTTGTTTTGTCAATACATTATTTTTCAGAGTGAAATGATGCGGACGCGGGCATCGCGGTCGGAGATTTCGGCGGCGAGCAGCGCAGCGGCGGCTGCGTCTTTCGCGTCGCGCTCCGCCTGTGCCTTAGCGGCGGCATCGGCGGAAGCCTTCGCGGCGGCGGCGGCGTCCGCGCCCTGCGCGGAGCGAAACTCCGCGTGCGCGCGCGTCGCAATCTCCGTGTCGGGATAGGCGGGCCACGTCACGGGCGAGACCTCGAACAGGTCAACATCAACGAGCGTGCGAAGGTCGGGCGCGCCGTCCTGACCGGCAACCCAAGCGTCGGCGCGCGTGGTGAAACCGAAGCTCATGCCGCGCACGATTCCCTGTTGAACGCGCGTGAGCAGGTCGCGGTTGTCGGCTGTGTCGGCGAGGGAGATTTCGCAGCGCAGGCCGGTTTCATCCTCGGAGAGTGAGAGCGTTTGCGGCGCGCGCGCGACTGGCTGCCCGCTGTCATGGTTCCAGAGCGCAACCACGTCGGGGTTTTCAACGAGTGTGCGCTTGAACGCGCCGGGGGCGATGCGCTCAATGAAGCCGCCCAGCGGCACGCTGTCGCAGTTAAACTTTGCGGCGTAGCCGCGCAGCGTGCCGATGATGCCGCTCTTCTTCGCGGACTCGGCATCGGCGGCGCGCGCCTCTAGGCCGGAGACGGCGCGGCGTTCGGTTTTCGGCGGCATGGCGGTGGTGGCGGATGGTTTGGCGGCGGGGCTCATTCGGTTTGCTCCTGCGGCTCAACGGTGGACGGCGCGACCTCCGGGGCGGGCGTGTTGACGCCGCCCTGATTATTGAACGGAGCCGCGTAGTTGTCACCGATGTTGTCAGGAAGGTCATTAAAGCCAAACTCGCGGCGCACGTCGTTGACGGAGAGCGCGCCAATCTCGCGCATCGTGCGCGCGAACGCCGCGCGCGTGGCGAGCGAAGCCTGCATGAGCGCGGTGCGGTCAAACGAGACGGAGAGGCCGGACGCCTGCTCCTCTTCCGTGAGGAGCGAGACGCCGAGCGATTGCTCCCAGTTAATCAGCCACGGGTTAAGCGCATAGGTCAAAAAGCCTTGGTTGATTTGCTCAATGCCCGTCCCCCATGAGGACATTTTTTTGCTGTCGCCGATGAGGATGGGCGGAATGCCGAACACGCGGCAAATCTCCTCGTTCTCAAACGAGCGCGACGCAAGGAACTCCGCATCCGCCATGCTCATGCCAGCCGTCTTGTCGAGATACTTCCACTCGCCCCAGAGGATGGGCGTGCGCCCGGCGTTGCCCTGCCCGCCCTGCGTGCCTTGCCATTGGGCGCGGAAATCGTCCACCTGCGCCTTGGTGAGCGCGGCGGGCGCGGATAGCGCGGTGTTGAAAAATGGCGAGTTTCCGAGGAACGAGCCATAGGCGATGCGCTGGCTTGCTGCGATGCCGATGCTCTCGCGGAGCACGGCGATGGGCGAGATGCCGACGAAACCGTCCGTGGTGAGCGCGTTGACCTGCAGGATGTCGCCGCGTGTGAGAAGCGCGGCCTGTTGCCCGGTGCCATTTGGCGGCGGCGCAACGCGGTAGGCGAGCGTCGCGCGCTCATGGTCTGTGAGCACGGTGACGCGCTCGCGCGCCAGCGGGACAAGCGCGGTCGGGCGATATGCGCCGTCGCGGATGACGCGCGCATAAGCCACGCCGCTGCCGCCGACGCGCGCCTGCATGATGCGACGGAACTCGAACGGGGAGTGGATTTCATTCGGCGTCCGCGCCAGCAGGCGAGTCACCGGGTGCTCGTTCACGTCCTCATGGCCTGCCGCCGTGCGGCGGATGACCTTGGCGGGGAGCGAGCCGACGAGGTTGGCGAGGAGTGAAATGCAAGCATACGCCGCCGGGATGCCGAGGGCAGTCCCCTCGTTGACCGTAATGCCCGCCGCGCTCTTCGCGCCGAAAAAGTCAACCAGCCACGGCGCGGGCGCGGTGAGCGACGACGCGGCGGCGTCCGTGCTCGCCCGGCGCGCGAGGCCGACGGCGGAAAGCGCGCGATCAATCATTGAGGGCTTGGCCATGTAGTTGCTTGAAAACTACGCGCGCGAAGATTGCAAGACAAAACGGCGCGCGCTCAGGGCGTGCCTTGGCTTTCCGGCGCGGGCGGCACGTCTGCCACGCTCACGCTGGCGGCGTCGGCGGCTTCGGCGGCGGTCGCCTTGGCGATAGCCTCCGCCTCGGCGGCGGCGAGCTGCGCGCGCAATTCCTCTTTGCTTTTGCGGACGGCCTCGAACGGGCTATTTGCGCGCATGATTTCAGACTGCTCCGAGTGCGAGAGCAAGCGGAAGTTGGGCGGAAGCGGTTTTGTTTCGTCGGGCATGGTGGCGGTGGGTTGGCGTTCTGTATTGAAATTGTTGCTACACGCAGGCGCAAGCGCGAAATCACACAAAGGAAAACCCCGCCGCCGGTGCCTCCTCGCCCGCGTTTGCCAGCGCGCGGTGCAACGCCATGAGCAGCGCGACGGCGGGGTCAATCTTCTGCCCGTCCTGCTCCTTTCGCGGGAACACGTTGCCGCCGGGGTCTTCGCGCGCAACCACGTTGCCCAATGCCCACACAAGCACGGGGTCGCCCGCGTGGTGAAATCGCCCGTCCGCAATGAGCGCGTCGAGCGTTTTCATCGTGTCGGAAAAACTCTTAGTGGTTCGCGGGATTTCAACGCAGGTCAGCCCGTGCGTCGCGCGCCAGCGTCCAACGACCGGCTGCATCTGCCACGGGTCAAAATCCACCTCGCGCACGTCAAACCGCTTCGCGTCCGCAACCACGTCCGACTCCAGCAGGTCAAAATCGTTCACGTTGCCGTCGCACACCGCGAGCCAGCCCGCCGTCTCCCATGCGCGGTAGTTTTGGCTTTGCGGCAGCGCGACGGCGGCGCGCGGCAGGTAGTAACGGCCAAACGCCGCGAAGCTCTTGCCGTCCGCCGCCGGGAACACGCGGACAACGGCGCAAATGTCGCGCTTCGCCGCCGCGTCAACCCCGATGTAACACGGTTTGCCCGCGAAGTCGTCAAGACGTAGTTGCGGCGCGGATACTGGCGGCAGGCCCAGCTTTTGCACGTCGAAAAAGCCGCTCATCGCCGTCACCCAGAGATTGAGATGCTTTGTCTTCACCGCGCCCTGATTGCGTGGCTGCGCGATGGCAAGCCGGATTTGCTCGCGCAGGAAGTCCGCGCCCACGCTCACGCCGAAGTTGGGGTTTGCTTTCCGCAGCGTCGCCTCCGCTGTCCAATCGTCCTCGGGGTCGGCGGAGTAGATGACCGCGAAGCGCGTCTCGTCCACGCGCGCGTAATCCTTCGCGGACGCGGCCAGCAGCGTGTCCTCGCACGCCTTCCAGTCGTCGCGGCACGGCCCGGCGAGATTGCTTCCCGCCGTGGAGATAATCAGCAGCAGCGGCTGGCGGCGCGCGCCCATGCCGGTTAGCATCGTGTCCACGAGGTCGCTCGTCGGGTGCTCATGGTATTCATCCACGAGCGCGCAATGCGGCGACGCGCCGTCGCCCGGCTTGCCGATGACCGGCTCAAACTTGCAGTTATCCGTTAGCCGAACCATGTTGCTCGCGTTCACCTCGACGCCGTTTTGCTCCGCGAGCGCGGGGATTTTCCGCGCCATTTGCTGCGCGGGCTTGAAAACTTCCATCGCCTGCGCGCGCGAGGTCGCGCCGGAATACACCTCCGCGCCCGGCTCGCCGTCGCAGGCGAACATCCACCATCCGATTGCGGCGGCGATGATGGACTTCCCGTTTTTACGCGGGACGTAGAGCGACGCGGAACGGAAGCGGCGCGTGCCGTCCGCGCGCTTTATCCAGCCGAAGATGCTGGCGATGAAAAAGCATTGCCAGTCCTCCAGCGCGATGCGCGGGATTTTCCCGTCTGGCGGCACGCGCGCCCATTCGCCCTTGACGTGAGGGAGCTTGCCGATGAAGCGGCAAACGCGCGCGGCCTGCGCGGCGTC